TGCGGCCAGTGGTGGCAGTGGCAATGGTGCCGGCGCTGGTGATCTGATCAGTGCTGTACACATAGGGATTCTTAATCAACGCCACTGACCGGAAGTCCTGATTTACCGGAAAATCGCTGTTGGCATAGCCACTGATGGTGCCGCTGATCATAACATTAAAGGCCGAACATTCTTGACGCAGATTGCTGCCGTGTCCGCCGGCGGGGGCAATGATTGCAGTAGCGCTGCCGGCCGTACCGGCGCCATTGACAATGACCTTGGCCCAGGTATAGTTTCGACCCGGATTGTTCACAGTAATGGTGCTGATGCTGCTGCCGCTGATCACCGGAGTAGCCGCAGCGCCTTCGCCGTCGCCATAGATGGTCAGGGTAGTGTTGGATGAATTGTAGCCCGTTCCAGCACCAGACACCAAAATAACGTGAATACCGTTGCTGGTTGATACAGTCTGTGTTGTGGGTACTGGTATGAAACTGCCGGTGATGTAGTCGGCTTCTGCAGAACTGATGTTGTAGAGATATTTCCAGATGTAACCGTCGGCTGTAACTTCGGGCGCAGCACCGGTGGTGGTGGGCTGCACTGTGCTAAAACTTGCCGCAGGATTCAGTGCGCTGCGACCGTTGAACAGACATTTATAGACATTGCCCGTACTGGTGACATACACAATCATGTTGCTGTCCGCCAGATTGAACACACCATTGACCGTGGGGTTACTGGCATTGATGTCATGGCGATACATGTCATACTTGGTGTTGGGCAACCAATTGTATCGAGTAGTAGCCAGCCGAACATCGCTGTTGTTCAGTCTAAGACCAGCCATGGCATCACGCCAGAACGCGGTCTCGTTGAGATAGTTATCGTAGGGATTGGGCGGATTATTGTCGGCCGGTGTGCCGTTGGCCTGATTGCTGAACGTAGTGCTGTAGCTAGTATCGCCCCAGCTCTGCGGTCGCCCAATCACAAGATACACGCTGTCGGTGCTGAAGGTTTGAGCAAAACTGCTGGCAGCTGCTACGCGAAATTTATTGGTTACAATGGCCATGTCTGAACCTGCGTTGAATTTATAGGGTTATTTATCTTATTTTCCAACCGTAGTAATGGAAAGAAAATCTGAACTTGTAGTGGCAAACTGCGAATCCGAACTCACTGATATGCTGATGGTGATGGTTTCTCCGGTGACTTCTGCGCTGCCCTGACTTAATATGCTGAATCTGCTGTAGCTCTGCGAACGATTGGCATTGAAGGGTCGGAACAAATAACGCGCCGTAGTCACCAAAGAACTATCAACCTGCACAGTAATGCTGCTCACTGTTGTTATCATGTTGCTGCTGGTGTAGAATATGGATTTAGCATACAGCTGCGAACTACCCACCGATACGGCTCGGAAGTTTCTCTGTACTTCGTCGCTGATATTTATTGGACCAGTGGCAATTAAATTCGCAGTGGAACTAGCAAATGCCGTAGAAATTACGTCGATGTAAAGCACGTTGGCCAGTTCGTTGTTGGCATTAACTCCGGGATCTTTGATCCAAGTAATCAAGGTCAACACACCAGTGACATCGGTGATGCTGGTGGTAAAACTAAAGATTGCGGTATTGGCAGACAACGTCATGGCGCTGGTGTTGCGATATCGATCATTAACTACGTTGAAATCTATACCCAGGCCCTGCGTAACGATTTGTTCGCGATTGCCTACGCCGGGTCGAATTTTATCCCAGCTCGGTCCCGTAGGTATAATGGTCTGTCGAGCCTCGCCGTAGATGGCATCGTCGCCCTCTTTCTGCAGAGCAAACGTAACCTTTTCACCAGGATAGAAATAATTTGGATCGTAGACTATCACTCCAGCCGAAGTAGTTGCGCTGGTGCCGGTGCGGAAGTCTGCAAGCCGATCAAAGGTATAGCCCTGAGCAATATAAAAATCCTGTCGAGTGGGTATGCGCACCGTGGTTTCTACACTGACAGTGCGCGCAAAACTTGATGTATTGTTGACAGCAACGTTGCTGTCCAGCAACAGATCGCTGAATAAGATCAAACCCGCGGGATGCAGTTCTTTCAACACCGACTGCGCCCAATTTTCTCGTCCAATGCGAGTGCGAATTACATAGCTGAACTGCTGGAAATAATAACTGTCTTGTATGACCTGATCGCTGCTCAGCATGCTGCGAGTATTGAGGAAAGTGCCTGCCGAACTCTGCAACGGCTGAGTCAATGCCATGGTTACTAGACTGGTGCTGCGCGTTGTCCAGTTAGTGGCTATGGTGGCCACGGTTTCGCCGCTGGTGAACACTCCGGTGACCGAACTGGGCTGCAACACCAATTCCCAGCGATTGGTACCTTCAATACGTCTTGAAACATTGACTACGGCTCGTGCCCCAGAACTTGAGCCCACTATTACGGTGTGTACCGAACTGTCCGGACTACCATTTAATTTTGTAATGGTTAGTCGTTGTTCGGTGTACCAGTTGTTGTCCGAAGGTTTGAATAAAATGGTGCGAGGATAAAACACCGTAATTTCGTCATTGAAGAAGGCACGAAAGAAAAATTTAAAACTTTCTTCGCTGCCTTTTTTCTGATAGAATTGACGAATATATTTTAATATGATGTTACGATCTGCGCTGGCCTGCAGAGGCAGATCTGGCGCATACATGGTCATGAAGCGAGTGAGCAGACTGCTGGCCACAGAATCAATGTCGTTGTTGTAACGAATATTCTGAATAATATTCTGTGGATTGCCGCCCTGTTCCAACCATTCGTAATATTTGGTTACAAATATCACAAACATGGGATAGAATTCCTGGACATAGTCCGGAATCTGTTGCTCTAGAAAAGCAGTTACGGTTTGACTGGTGATCATACAGTGGAGCTAACTACATTGATGGTTAACCCGTTGATGGCTGCATTTACTGGGTTGCCCTGAGTATCATCCAGCACAATAATTTCATTGTTCTGTGGTAATAAATCACGACTGGCCTGCTGCAAATTCGTGGTTAATCGGATAATTGAATCGCCAACATAGCCTGCCACATTTAAATTGGTTATGGATACCAGCCCTGTGGCATAGTTCACAGTACCAATGGTGTCCAGCACAGCGTTGGTGGCGGCATCGTAAATATTGAGTCGTCCCGTGCCTTCGTAGTTGGGTGGACTTTCGTCGGGCTCGTCGCCTAAATAGGCGTTGACAAAATTTGATCCATCGTAATAAACAAAGAATGTGCTGACCAGTTCTGCGGGATGTATTTTACCGGGAAATTGTACGTTGGCAGAATAGGCCTCACCAATCACCGGAGCCAGACGTTTTTGCTGTCGTATCACTAAAATATTGCTAATGACGGACGGATCCATGTTTTGTATGATTTCTTGCAGCTGCGACGTATAAAAGCCGGCATTGAATTTTTCTAGATTGTCATCAAAATAACTGCGAACTTTTTCCAGTGCCAAGCTCTGAATCTGTTGAGCTGATCGAGTAGTATTGGCTGTACGATACTTTAAATATACATCCACACCAACATAGACATATTCTGGATCAACAAAGGCATATTCCAGCGTTGGCATGCTGCGCGGCACCAATACGTCGTTGACCAGACGAATTTTTTCTAGGTCAGTAAGTACGTATCCGTCATAGGGTTTGACGCTGATGAATATTGTTCCGTAACGCGGTGGAACGTTGCTTTCGCCGCCCCAGCAGTTCACACTCTGAGCTCCGGGTATGGCCTGGGTAATGGCATTGGCAAAGTCTGTGGTTGTGATGGTGCGATTCCCAGCCACGTAGTTGTTGCGAGCATTGAATCTGAGCTGGTCAGTGGTTTCCGCATCCTGTCCGCCAGTGGGTGTGGTGATGGTGGTGATGAATTTATCCACCGCAGTTTCACCAAGTATGCTGTTGCTCACCCAATTCAAGGTCACGTTGTTGCTGATGTTGCCGTCGGTGCCGTTGGTGACAATGTAGCGCGCTCGAATAACATCGCCGGCGCTGAGATTTTCACCCAATATGCCGTCACCAAAATAAATCTGATACAATCCTTCGCTGTTTTCTTCTAAGAAGTAGACCTTGCTGCCGGCGGTTAATTTGGTTATGTCGGTTACTCGATTATACACTTCGGTGAAACTTCCGGTGCCGCCGTACTGCACCGCAATCTGCAGAGTATCGATGTCTATGCCGGCATTGGGTATGGTGAATTTAGTGGCCGGCGTCAAACCCGCGGGTGCGGTCCAGTAATAGTCCAGCTGTCGGCCTTCGTAGACATCCACATTGTTCCAGGTATAGATACCACCTACGGGTTCGGTAACATAACTGTCCACGGTGTAGTAATTATAGACTTCGCTGCCCACGGCTACGCTGAATTTAGTATAGCGTTCCAGAGTAGCAAAGTTCGGAGCATTGGGTACGTTGAGGATGCTGATGGTGAGCCGCGCTCTTGCGCTGCGAGCCGAACGTGGAGTATAGCTCAACATCTTGGCCAGGCTGGCCACCGAACTGCGTTTCAGCGCAGTATCGATGAACATTTCGTTGCTGGCCATGTTGGCTAATACTGCATTGTAGTGCGTATTATAGGCCAAGAGATCCATCAACACATTGAGATTGCTGCCTTCGAAATCATAGTCAGAGAATTGACTCTGACTCTGGAGAAAAGTCTTTAAATTTTCTTTGATCTGTTCGAAGTCCAGTTCGGTGACTCGAATATAGGGATTGGCAGCCATTATCGTACTCTAGTAAAAGTGGTGTTGAACCGAAGCGGTTGATTGGTGTTGAGTATTCTATAGATGACTTCCACATTCATGCTGATGTCGTCGGCTCCGGCAGCTACATCGATGCTGAGAATCTCAATGCGAGGTTCGTATTTGTTGAGAACCTGCCAGATGGTGCGTTCCGCTACATTGATGGTCAGCGGAGTTAAATTTTCAAACAGCAGACCATGCACCTGACACCCCAGACTGGGCTGAAACGGTCGTTCATAGTTTTTTGTATGTATGAGATTGCGAATGCTGTTGCGCACAGCGGCGTCGTCGATCTTGACAGCCACATCGCGAGTGCGGGGATTCAGCGTAAACGCTGCATCTAGATCGGTATAGGTGCGAGTATTTCTTGACATACCGTTATTTATCCACCGACGATGAAGGTTGTAGCACAATTTGCGGCTATGAGACTACCACAGGGAAATCCAACGCCGGCAATACCATCGCCCATTCTAGCTATGGATTTGCCGCCGACGAAAAAATTGCTGCTGCCGCTGGCAACAATGCCGCTGTGAATATCCTCGCCGCAGGCATGCACTGCCCAGGGGTCGCCTACTACGTGAGCTGCACGTCCTTGAATAAAAAATGTTGTATTGGTGGAACCCGCGCTGGGTCGTGGTGCATGACAACCGTGACCAGAACATATGGCACCAACTATTGCTGCCAAAGCCATGTTAATTCTCCGTTGAAGATGTTTGATTTAAACTTTGTTCGATTAATCGATTTAATTCATCATAATTGGGCAGAAGAGTACCATCTAAATTTCGCCAGGTCTGCGTACCGTCGGCGTTGATGGTGATTTCTGTTACCGGCGAATTGTGTGTTAATGCTAGGTATGCATCCCAGGCTGCCTTTGCCAACAACGCCGGAGTTTGCTCCAAGGTTTCGGCATCAGTGTAGACACCTGCATAGGGTTGAAATACTCGATATATTTTTTTCATGATACGGCTCCCCAAATTGCTCCTACTTTAAGATATACTACACTATTACCGTTGAGTTGTATAGAACGACCTCCAACACCACCCTGGATAGCACCGCCGGCACCACTGGTGCCACCGGCACCACCGGCCGCACCCCAGCCTCCGCCACCGCCGGCACCAGTTGCACTAGCGGCTGCTGCATTGGCAGAACCACCGTTACTGCCGGATCGCGCACCTCCGCCACCGATGCCACCCACACCCGGCAAAATTCTTCCACCAC